GAGTAATCAATGGTTTCGCTTCGCGGTTTGGATCCCGGCATATCCGATGTCGGAAAGGACGTAGGTCTTCGGATTTGGATGACGCTGTTGTTACGGCAGTGCCAAAGAGCTCGACGAGAAAAGCTCAAAAGAAAAAGAATTTAATTTCTTTAGATGACGAGGGTGTGATTGAGGTGGTCCGAAGGAAGGACTACCGTGATAAGCAAATGTTTCGTGCTGTTGAATTGAAGATTGGTGAGGATAAGCTCCTCGTACGCGATAAAGCAGATGCTAAAGCCGTTGTGCAAAAGAAGGCGGAGCACAGCCGTGAGAAGAAGAAGGAGGAAAAGCTCGAGAGACAGAGCAAGGATAAGGAGCGATCTAAGAAGAAACGTTCTGTCTTAATGATTGATATTTTTGACGAGATTGAGTACCACCCAAAAGCCCAAGAGGAAATCGATGAGATACGCCGATTGGAAGAGGAGATACCTGAAGAGAAAGCTCCTACTGTTGTGGAGGTGCCAGATGCCCCAACGCATCGTAAATCGTCGAGGAGAACTAAATCCACGCGTGAATATCAGTACTCTAAGGAAGAGCGTAAAGCTTTCCGCCAGTTCCACGACTGGAAGAAGAGAAATGCTCGTAAGAAGAAGAAGGAGAGACAAGCACAGCGTAAGGCTGAGAAATCACTTATTTCTAGTAACTTATCGACTGAGTCTACACCTATTGAATTAGAGCAGGTTATCTTGGAAGATTTCGAATGTGAGAGTTCAGAGGTGAAGTTTGAGACTGAAGCTGAATCGTGTACTAGTTCACTCCATAGGGCTCTTATGAGAGCACTCAGGACAGGCTGTGCTCTTAGTGTAGCAGCTGCCTTAGTAAAATTTGATGAGGAATATTTGCATTTAGTTGAGAATTACCCTGAAATAGTGGAAAGCGTATTGCTCGCTTATAACTTGTATAATTCGCAAAGTTTCGCTAATGATACTGCCCTATTTACTGCCTTTATTATGCATATGGACATGCCTCGTCTTGATGATGTTACGAAGTTTATTGAAGTGTTTAAAAGTAAGGGTGGCAGAAGTGATACGCCCATAGTCAACCAATGGAAAGCTCAAGATCTTTTTAATAGTGATTACCAACCTGATGATGTCAGGCCAGTTACGAAGAAAAAGAAGAGGACACGGCTAGATGATATGTGGGACCGCACACGAGATTATATTAATAGTCTCCCTGATGATTCAGATGTCGAAAGTAAGGGTGGCAGAAGTCGGCCACATGATGTGTTAAAACGCA